TCAGGCACATTTACTGGTGACATTCTTTGTCGTAACTCCAGAAGAGGCGAGCTTAAGCGCCCGGTTAAATGCAACAACTGTCACTGGTTTTTTCTCTGCTTTAACTCGATTAGAATGACTCTGGAACACATAAATATCATCAGGATAAACTTTTCTTCTCCGTAAAATTATATTCAGTACCGGTGAAGGGGCTATTATATTTATTTCCTTCAATCTACCTCTTTGTTCAAAGGTCAAATTACTATCAACCAGGTTGGTATAGCGAAGCATTCTTACCCTCCCAATACCAACTGGTAAATAGTGAAGACACCCCCCACAAATCAGCCCATGTATCACTGAGATCCAGCAATCTATGGTTGATTGCTGCAAATTCATAAAACGTAAGCAAATCCCTCAGCCTTCCATATTTACATAAGCAATCCTTCTATTTTTCTACTACAAAGTGATAGATGAGGTCCAGTAGTAACTTACACCGACGCATATTCTGGTAGGTATTATCAGTTTTGGGGTACGTAAATATTACAGTTTTTTGTATTCCTCCCTTCAACATCGTCCATTACAGGTGGAAACTGAGTATCTTGCTGATTTTTAAACTCAGAGCTCACTGATTAGATGCTGAACCCAAAAAAGGGACCTAATAGCCCCCCTTCTTTTACTCACCTTTCAGCTTTTTGATCTCAGCTTCAAGCGCTTCAATCTTATCCATCATTTTCAAAATAGCTTCGTGGTGAAGTGCAGCCGCGATGCCGTATGTATCAACTGATTTAACGTCCCCAATTTTGGACCCGTCCGGCATTTCAACTTCAAAATCTTCGGTGGTCTTAACCGCCCCAGGGAAGTATTTTTCCGCTTCGTCAGCCATAAAACCGAAGCCCTGCGTGCCGTATGGTTCGTAGTACCACGAATAACCGCGCATGGACCGCATCACCGCCAACGGGTCCGGAATCGTTTCAATGCACGATTTGACTCGTCGGTCTGATGTATTTTGCCACTGTGCGGCCTGCGCCGTGCCGTTTGGGTTAAACATGTATGAAGCGTTAGCTCCGACGCCGTCACTAACATTTAACTGGACTCTTTGCAATGCTGTAGAAGCGCTACGAACACCGCCAAGCTGCCATAACGCGTTATACCACCGCCCGTACATGGAATTACAAAAAGCCCCCGTAGGTATGGCTGACCCCGTTGGAGGGTTTAAGATGCGTATTTCGTTGTTGGCGCTTACTTCGGAAGCCGGGACAACAAAACCATTACCGGCACCGCAAACAACATGGGCGGATGATCTAATTAAAGAATCAAAGTTAAATTCGCCATTTGACGAGTTAATAACACCCTTCTCACTGATTGATAACGTATAGTTGGCCCCATTTTTGTTATCAACGCTAAGATTAAGCTTTGCGTTTCGATACCCGCCAGAATCTATAGCAAACGATGTATACATAGCCGACGCAGACACATCAACACCGGCAACGCGGTAAGCACTTCTAATTATTCCACCGTTAGCCCACGTACCCGATGGCGGCATTTCCGCATCTTCATTATTGACGCTCCAGGATGTATTAGCGGCAACGAAACCACCAGACGCGCGCGCACACCACACGCCGATCACGCTGTTGGGCCATATCTGATTAGAACTACGCCCGTATACGGGGTTACTGCGAGAAGCATCAAAGTTGATGTTTGACGGCCCCGTAACGGCAGATACCGCCGAGTTGATAATGCGGGCTAACGAGCCGTCGGCACCTAATCCAAAAGCGCCAGTTGCTGAACCGTTTGGCGGTGCAATCCACCCGCCACCAATGGTGCCTGCACCGGAAAAACCTCCGCTAATATTTGGCGCAGCGCTTTCATACACGTTACCCGGCGGCAATGCCCCGCCCTGGTCACCGCGCGCGAAAAGCCCCGGGATACTGTTGGGTTGTACGCCGTTCCAGTCTGGCATACGGAAAGTTGTCGATCCGTCGCCTAATGAATATTTCCCACGTTGCCCTGGTGTAGCAAGCCACATCGCATCTGAGATCGGCGTTGTCATTTGCGCCCACGCCCATAACTCAGGCCAGTCGGCGCGATTAAGTAGTTGACCATCTTTCGGCAACAAGGACGGGCGAATGAATGCTCGTGTTTCAACCAGAACTGATTCCCCTACGCCGTAGTTCTGTACGCCGTTCATGGTCGGGCCTACCCCACCGCCGCCAGAAACATAGTTAACAACCCAACGTTGTGTTGTTGCGTCATACGGGTTTACGGGGTCACCTGCCAGCGGGGTAGACCCGATCGGACGGACGTTAAGCCATGCGGCGGCACGATCCGCCAGGTCGGACAGGTTCAGCGATTTAACAAGAGCCTCAACAGGGTTATGTGATGCCGCTTCTTCTGCGGATTTTCTCGATTTCTCCGAATAGTGAAACGACGAATATTCGTTACCTGTTACCGGGCTATCCTCCGGATTAAGCGCATATTTACGAGCCAGTTCCTTATAGTCTTCGGCATTCGTTTCACTCTGGGCAGCCTCTGCGGCTGAGCCCTGCGCACCAGTTGCAGCAGTTGACGCAGTCTGCGCATCAGTTGATACTTGCTGAGCAGTGTCAACGACCGTGTTTTTATCGGTTTCAACTTGCTGTGCATCATGATTTATCTGAGCGGCAAGTTGATTGAGATAATCAACATCAAGTGTGCTCAGCGTTTCTGCAATACTCTTCCAGGATGGTCCTGAAAACGATGTGCCATCAGGCAGAAAGACCGTAATATTTCCGTCCGCACTGAATACAGCCTGCCAGTTCTGTTTGTCATAGTTCAGCCCACGTAATGCCTCGGTGCTCTGCACCACCAGCGCCGCCGTAACCTGGTTCTGTGTGGCACGTGGTACTGCATTCCACGCAGAATCTTGCTGTGTAGGGCCGGGATATTTGCTGATGAGGGTGATTTCAGTATCACCTTCAACGGACTTAACCGGCAGCGTGTAAGTCACACCACCAACGGTAACGACAACGAAATCACCAGCGGTCAGTTCCGTGGAAAATGAGGTGCCTGCCCCGGAGACCAAATCTGAGTTATTGGTCAGGGTTAACGTTCCTGCTGACATATTATTTCCTCAATACATGGGGGGAAGGACAAGGATCGGCATTGCAATGTTCTGGTTAAAATTATTGTTAAAGCCCTGGTTGTAATAATTACCAACAACCCGACTAAGCCCGGCGCGGATATTATTCCCGGACCGAATCATTCCCTTAAAGCGGACATTATCGTAGTCGCCAATCTTGCGGCTATTGGACCCGACGAAACATAATTGCGTAAAGCTGGTTCCGACTGTCTGGTTACTGTCGGACACGGTAAGAAGGCGTTCGTAAACAAACGGGCGCTTAAGTGTGGAAAATGTCACCTGCCCCGCTGAGTTGGTCATGGTGATACCGTCACCCCCAACCGGAGCCGTATTATTGAATATGACCAGGTCTAATGTAACGCTCCCTGTGACGTCATCAGACCCGGTGTAACTGGTATCCCGCACAATAATATTGGTGCCGTCGAATCCTACTGATACACCTCCGTTATCCCAGCGGGCGAAGGGAATACCGCTAACAGGAAGGGCGCGAGACCCATTCACGACCCACTGCCCAACCCAGGCGCATGTCATTAATTTTGCGTTATTCGATATAGCGGTGAAATCAGTAGAGTCAGCCACCAGCAGGCCTGTGTTATAAGTTCCAGCTGGCAATATCTCAAGAACCGTGCCGCGCCAGTCCTGCGGGATGAGGTTGTAGCCGAACTGGGTACCGCCGTTTATGATTACTCCGCTATTTCCATTTCGCGCAACTGACGCCATTGAGACGGGGATCTGAAGAAATACCTGGTTATCGACGATATCCTGTACTTCGACCGGCTTCGTTGGTACGACAATCACCTGTGACCCTGGCGTTAGCGGAGTGTTTATTGTCATTTGGTTACCGGCCGTACCGCGTCCGGCAAAGTTCGTGCAAAAAGACGGGGCACGAAGCCCCGCTGTAATCGCCATCACCGGGCGACCATCGTTATAATCAATCAGAATACCTTCTGGCATAATTCACCTACCATTTACCGACAACAACTCGCCCACCGCCAGACAGATTGACAGTAATTCCATTGCCGTTAATAACGACCGTATTATTCACACCATTAAAAGCAAACTGACCACTGTCAGCATAAAACTTCCCGTGAAATTCACAGTCACCACTCTTATCTATATTCCAGCCACGTGTTCCGGCGAGGAAATTATTCGAGCGGATATAGTTTGCAATTTTGGCATTGGTGATCGTTCCGTCCTGGATAAACGCCGAACTGATAAACACCTGGCCGCTTACAACGGCAAATGGTGAATACTGAGTCGTTCCACTGCCGCTCATCAGCACAAACTGGTTGGCGTTAAAACCGACGCGGGTAATCACGGGCTGACCAGCCTGCGCCAGCACTGCAATCGACATCCCGGCGTTGTACATCACGTCGTTAATTCGCACACCAGCCTTCAGCGTGTGAATGGCCGTCGCGCCATCAGCATCAACTACCGCGGTGAGCTTGTCCTCCAGCGTGGCGGTAACATCTTCGATCTGTGCCTGAACTTGGGTAGACAATTCAGCCATCGCTTTATCAACATCTGCGATGGTTGTTTTAACAATCAGGATATCTGCACGGACCTCTCCAAACTGCGCCCACTGATGCTCAACGGTTGAATGATTCGCCAGAGCATTTTGCAGTGCAGCTTCCAGACTGGTGTCAATGTCTCCGGTCAGGCGATCGCCATCTTCGGAAGTCAGGAAACCATCCGCAATATCGCCGAGATAGTCATCGGCGTTATCGTTGGACATGCCGCGGATCCAGTCGGTATATCCCGATTCGTTTCCGGTCTTATCCACCAGTTGCGCGCGGTACCAGAATTCCTGCCCCGCTCTCAGCCCGAGTTGTGTGTATTCCGATGAAGGATACGGCACATCAGAAAGCAGCAACGGATCTGAAAAATCACTGTTCGCGGTATACTGAATCTCCGTTTTCAGCGTATCCGCAGTGTTTGCCGGGAACCCCCAGTTCAGACGAATACCCCAGTTGATACCTGTTGCCATAAAGCCAACCGGCTTCGGCGGGTTACCGACCTTACCTGTCAGTGTTTTCTCTTCTGAGTAACCCCATCCGGAGGAGATCTCCGCGGCGTTAATGGCACGCACACGCACCAGGTAACGCCCGGCATAAATCCCCGTAACATCGAAAGATGTGGTGGAGCTGCGCGGTACGTTTACCCAGTTGCCATCATTGCGGCGCCACTGTGCTTCATAAGCGATGGCATTGGGCGCCTGGTCCCAGCTGGCACGCATCGTCTCGACGCTGATACCCTGCTGAACAACGGAAAACGAACTGATAATGATGTTTTCCGGCGCATGCTGATTACCCGGAGGAACGACACTGACAGGCCGCTGATCAATGATGGCGCCAGTATCAATGCGGGCATATTTATCCGGATCATGATAAGCCCCGGAAATCGTAAACGTGCCATCGTTATTGTCTGCCACACTCACAACGCGGTACTGCTGCGCGTAGAGCTCATCTGATTCAGCAACCCATACGCATTCAGCCTGTGGTGTTTCTCCGTAGGCTGTCGTGACGGTAATGGCCCTGCCGTTCACCGCCTGGACTGTTCTGGCCTGCGACGCGCCGGATGGCAGGTTCACAATAAGACGGTTACCGGGTGTGATATCTGCCACACGATCAAGGGTGATGACCCTGCCATTCACCGAACTGATACGACCGCCGGTGACTTTCCCCGATAACATTTCGTCGGCGACCGCAATGACGTAACCTGGCTGCGGGATGTTACCGTCCAGACCAACAGAGAAAGTCACTACCCGATCCTTGTTATTGGTCTGGATCCCCCAGCGCCCCTTACGGTTTGCCTCCGATTGCCGCGTGCAGCCGATTGCAGTGAGCTCGAGCTGATTGAAGCCGTACCGGGCAACCAGCGACTGTTCAAATACCGGCTCCATCGCATCCGCATAAGCATTATCCGGATCGGACCAGGAGACCAGCGCAGTTGTATAGCGGGTTTTTGTCGTGCTGCTTGAATAGACGAACTGCCCGTCAATGACGTTGGCGCGTGTATAGGTGTAATCGATATCGCGGGGCATGTCCGCCAGCGCTACTATCTGATCGCCGCCCCAGTAAGTCATCCCGCGGAATATGGCTGCGAAATCCCGCAGCACGGTGTATGCCTCATTCCGGTTCTGCACGTAGACGTTGCAGATATAACGAGGTTCGGTACCACTTCCACCCTTCCCGTCCGGCACCGGCTGATCGCAATACTGCGCCACCTGGTACAACGTCCATTTATCAATGTTTGCCGTTGTCAGGCGATTACCCAGACCAAAACGATCCGTTACAACCAGATCGTAAAAAACCCATGCCGGGTTGTCTGTCCACGCCCATTTAAACGCGCCGGTCCATGTGCCACCGTAGGTCCGGGTTTCGGGGTTGTAATTATCCGGAACACGAATTACGCGCCCGCGCGGCTCACAGGAAATCTGCGGAATAGAGCCATTAAACTGACTGGAATCAAACTCGATGTAGAGCAGAGCGGTGTTCGGATAGCGCAGCTTGGCATCGATCACCTCGGTGTAGCTTTGCAGCGTCATCGCATCACCAATTTTTGCACTATTGGCATCAGCGGTGATTTTGCGTAGTCGCACTGTCCATGTCGTTCCTGCCTGCGGCAGAGCAATGCGATGGCTGCGCTCATAGCCTGATGTGGTTTTCCCGGTCACACGCGTGTTGATCACTGTCTGCCATGCGCCATCGTCGGTCTGCAGATCGATCGCATAGTTAATCGAGTATCCGACCAGGTCACCGTCGTCTTCCTGCCTGAAAAGTGAGGGCCATTTCAGACGCAGGCGGATGGCTGAAAGCTGGGTATTTGTAAAGGTGTGAGTCCATGCCGTACTGCTGGATATCGCCGTACCCACATTAATTTCATTTTCGGTGCCCGGTATCCCCTGAATATATTTTTGTGCCTGAGTACCAGGACGAAATTCCCAGGCCACTCCACCGAAGTTTTTCGAACCGTCAGAGTTTTCAATGGGCGTTCCGTCAAGGTAGATGTCTTTCCCGGTCAACTGCCCAGCAAATTCGCCTTCGCCCAGCGCAATCAGGATTTTTGCTTTTGCAACAGACTGCAGGTCATCGGGTTGTTCGGTTGGTGTTCGGGTCTTTGAACTGCCGCCCTTGCGGCCTTTAATCGCAGTTGCAGTTACCATATCGTACCCATAAAAAAACCACCCGAAGGTGGCCTGGTGGAGAGTGATTTTTTTATTGCTGATCTTCGACGTAGATGCCAGCGGAGATGATTGCGCCACCGATGCGACGCTTTCCGTATAAGAGGGGAACGGGGTAACCCTGAGCGGCGGTATTCGTCACACCACCGAAAGCATAACTGGCCTGATTAGCTGCATCCTGCTTGCTGGCGAGACCAGCTGGTTGCGGAGAAAGCATTTGTATAACCCCACCGAGCATCATTGATGCTCCTGTACCATAAAACCATGGTGCGGCTGCAGCTGCTGGAGTAAAACTTAATACGACACCTACAACGACTAATACAGCTCCAAGTATTGTTTGTAAAACTCCTGATTTTTTGCTTCCTATTACCACAGGTACAATACGAATTATTTCGTTTGTTACAGGAAATGCTAAATCCTCTTTACTTAAATTCTTTTTGCCTCGAAAAACAGCATAAGTTATCCCTCTTTGCTTACTGGTATTCAGGTAATTTTCAAAGCCATTTATAGTACAACATAAAGCTCTAATAGCTTCTGCCGTAGTTGTGACAACACGATTATGTGATTTACCGAAAGTTTTACCTAAAGTTCCGCCAAGCACAATAGTAATCATAGTCATGTATTCGAAACCTCCAATAAAAAGGCCGAAATTTTTCGGCCTAAAATACAACATATTACTTGGTTCGCCACATCCTATATTGGCCCCACACTCCTTGTTCAGTAATGTATTCCTGTTCAGCCCCATCAGCAATGATATCAAGCGTCTTACGCATACCCATACTGAGGGTTGCGCAATCATTACTTACTCGTAACTTATGAGGACCTTTATCTAAATAGGCGGTTACGAACTGATTTTGACGGAGAAGAGCTAAATCTCTATCATCGATTGCAATTAAAAATTTACACATTCCCCCACTGCCACCGCCAATAAATTGTTTATTCCTGGTAATGGTAATTTTCGTTTGCTCTTTATTGTTATTAGGTGTCACTAACTCTTGATTTAAAATTTGCTCGGCTGGACCATATGGACGAGCACACCCGATCAATCCCAAAACAGCAACAAATAGAAGAATAGCTCTCATACATACTTACCCTCAATAAAAACATCAACGTTAAAACAGATTCAATTAAAAAACTTCATATACAACCCAGGGAGAAATTTTTCACACACTTCAATATGTTCAAGAGAAAACTCCTTATATTTCTCCTTAATCGTACTAAAACTACCTGGACATTGGCCTGCATATTTATAGTAATTATATATACACGGATCTACCTTTGCCTTATCAAAAGAGTGAGCTATACCATCAATCACTGTAAGGGAAGAGTTTAGATGTTGAGCAAGTGATAATTGATAGATTAACTCAGAACTAGTGTAAACAGGTCCTAAAGCGCAAGTTTTTGCCGCGTTATTAAAAATAACTGTTTTATCACCGCACTTATCGGAAGCATTGTTAAAAGCAATAGTAAGGTCGCTACGAAGATCAATATGCTTGATATCCAGTGCTGTTGACTGATTTACAACCCCTATAACTCCTAAAATAAAAACAACCCCTACAATAATATTGGTAGTATCTAAATCCAATTCTTTGCTAAATATGCGTTCCATAGCTGCCGCCCCCCCAACACCCGCTAATATATAGCTCCCCCCTGTCCATAAATTAACTTTACAGCCAAATATTTCATTAGCACACAGCAAAAGTCCAGCGACTATAAACAAAACAATTAATGCTATTTTTACATAAAATAAGACATTAGCTTTCATTTTAATTAAATTGCCTTTCTGATGATTAATCATCTCGCCATTATCCATCAAATAGACCGACATGACGAACTACTAAAATTGTCCTATCTTTCCAGTATCCACCATACGGGACTCGCTGACTGAGATGCCCGTAAAGGTGATGCAGCAGCATATTGCCCTCCAGCAGGATCCCGGCATGGTTCCACTTATTCGCCTGGACCTGCATGATCACCATGTCGCCAGGTTGAGGCGTACCTTCAAATTCCCGGAATCCACATTCAAACCAGCACTCCTGATAAAGGTTATCCGGATATTGATCTTCCCACCACGGATAATCCACGCGGTAATCGTGTAGTTCAATCCCGTGGGTCTGCCGGAAGTAGCTCATCACCAGCCCCCAGCAATCGAAGTGACCAAGAACAAACGGTCGCTCGAGCAACGGTAGCTCCCCGCGGGGCTGAATGGTCCGTAAATCACCTTCCGGCCAGCTAATAATATGCCAGGGAAGCAACGTTGCATCACACTGAGCCTTATCCAGTTCACTCGGTTGCGTTGTTGCGTCCGGATGGCTGTGAACGATGGCGATCACCGTTCCCCAGTCCTCTGCGGTCGCATAATCCTCCGATGAAAGATGAAAATGCTCTGTCGGTTCAACTGCCAGATTGCGGCACGGAAAGTAACGCTCAACACGGCTTTTCTGCGCCACCACACCGCAGGACTCCCGCGGATACTCGGCAGCGGCATGTGCAATAATGGCATTAATGGTTTTTTGCCGCATGTTAACTCCTGATCAACGAGGTACCAGGGAACCCGCCAAACGGCAACTCGTTACTTTCACCATGTCGCAGTTTGCATGCTGTCAGGGTGCCGTTGCATTCATCCAGGGAAGGATCACTGACGGGTTTGTTGTTTTTATCGAAATAGCGCGTGCCGGCATAATCACAGCCATCGCCGGAACGATATTTATTGCGAATGCACCAGGTACACAGAGAATGCAACTGGCGCGTCGGGATCATCAGCCCCTGCAGGTCCATCGGACTGGTAAGCGTAAATTCAACAACCTCGTTGGTCTCACTGCTTTTAGCGTCAATGTAGAAAACCTTCAGCTTCTCCTGCGTCGGATCGGCTGTCGGGTTACCGCCGGTATAATTTCTGGCATCAAGATACTTTGCCAGAGTATCGTGGACAGAAACCTTCGCCTGCAGAAGATCATCATAAGCAAGACACAGGGCAGTAATCGAACTGTCGAGATTGGCTACACTGAGCTTGGGTTGTGGGCTGGTGCCGTCAGTAGTTGCCTCAATGCCTTCGATCTGACATGGCCAGGCTTTATATTCATTCCCCTGCCACCAGATCGACTTCGCCGGAAGTTTACTTTCATCACCGCCGGCAGCGTCAATTTCCTCCGGCGTATACGCGACGTTATGCGCGTGAAAATGCATCACGTCAGACACACCAAACGCGGTTCCGTCGACTTCAAAAAGTCGCACCGGATTTCCTGGCTCAAGCTTCTGATAATCTGTGTGCAATGTCATGGTGCAAATGCCTGCTCGAATGTTGCTGTAATGGTCATAACCTTTTTGTTTTTGACCACCTTCCTGAGGCTGTCAGCCTCAACCCGCCACAGGTTTTTATCCTCGTAAGGGGGCGTAAAAATAAAGGACTTCGTTTTATGCCGGCGTAAAAACGCGTAGATTTCCAGCGCTGTTTCCGGGTTTCCTGTATATGAAAACTCATAGGTGAGCACTTCATCATTCAGTCCCGATCCGCTGATTTGCGTATACCCGTCACCAAACTGCACCTTCCGGACAGCATCCCTGCTGCCCGTTGTCGGCTGACTTGCCGCCTGGATACGCCAGGTAAAAGTTTCTATCGCCATAAAACCTACCTGCCTTTCGTCGCATTCCAGATTAGACCGCCAGGCTGTATCGCTTTGGCAATCCCGTCGTTCACCGATTTCTTAATCACCTGCTGATAGGCTCGTCCCAGCGCTTCTCCGTTGTTTTGCTGCTGTGTACCGGAAGAAGGATTTTCAACCGTCACCGGCGCATAGACACTGACACCGAAGGGTGCCACCGGACCAGCAGTGCCACCACCGACCAGACCACCAGAGGCATAGCCCTTCATCATCCGGTACAGGTTGCCGACGCCGATCCGGCTGGTAGCCTCTTTGGTGAAAACAAATTCACCACGGTGAACCACCCCGGCGGGTTCATACTTCCCACCTGAACCAGTAAAACCACCGCCCGCAAACCCCATAGCCGTTGTTGCCGAGTCGACAAGACCAACCATGGCCTGTTTCATCAGGATTTGAGTCAGCATTGACAGCGTGGCCCGGGTAAAGTCAGCCCAGTTAGCTTTTCCGGTTGTCAGCATATCGGCCATATTCTGACTGATGCCATCCAGGGTGCTTGTTGCAGCAGATTTAACCTGACTGTAAGCATCTGATGCAGAATCAACGTAGTCGGCCCAGGCGGATTTGGCTCCGGACTGCCAGTCACTGCGCAGATTATCCTGCTCTTCGTAGTAATTTTTCAGTGCGGCCAGTTCATTCTGATAACCCTGGTTGGCATCAGTCCCCCCCGCATTGAGCCATCCCTGACGAAGTTGCGCCTCTTCATTCTGACGTTGCGCTGCCCGGCTGCTCATCGCACCACCAGCAACCAGCGCCCGCGTTTTCTCGCCGATCTGCGTGACGTATTTCCGGGAAGTATCCTGCAGGCGGTTCAGGCGCTCCTGCGCCATGATCTGATCACCGAGACGCGCGTTAACCTCTGCGCGGGAAAGGACTTCATCCTTGCTGGCCAGTAAGGATTTTTCCTGAGTGGAAAGGGTTCGTGTTTTCGCGGCTTCTTCAAGGACAGTAAACCGTGACTGCTGGCGCCAGAGTTCCTGCCGCTGCTGGCTGATGGTGTCAGTAATACTGCGGTGCTCCTGAAGTGTTCTCAGTTGCGCCTGCAGCTCAATCGTCTGTGCGCTGGCGGTATCGACGGCCCTGACGCCGGAGGGCGTTTTCACCGCCGGAGCCTTGCCCGGTTTTTTCAGTGAATCGTCGTACTCCTTTTTCGCTGCCGACATATTAATGTCGTAATCGGCCTGAAGAATGCGCCCTTCTTTCAGCGCCTTATTCAGCTCATTCTGCCTTTGCGTGTACTTCTCAAGTGCAGACTGCGTTTTTGCATAGTTTGCCTGTGCCTGTGCGGCATATTTCTGCCTGTCAGACTCAGCAACCGCTTCACGGGAAGCATTCTCCTCATTCGCCCTTGCAACACCCGCCTGCTGCTGTGCCATTTCCAGCGCCAGCCGGGCTGTCTCCCTGTCATTCCAGAACCGGTCACGCGCTTCACTGTTCACGTAACCGTCGTTTTTACGCAGGTTCCAGATTTCATCCGCACGTTTAAACGCGGCTTCTGCCTTACTGACCATCTCCTGTGCCGTATCCGGTCGCCCGACGTCCAGCGCCGCATCCCACATCGATTTAAAGGCGCGTTTCAGTGAGTCAGCCGCAGACTCAATGGTCCCCATATTATCGCGCAGGGATTTTGTCTGTTCGTTAAACCCGCTGGTTGCCGCATCATTAGCCGCCTGCAGGGCAGCAGCCTCATCACCGGCACGTTGCAACTGCGCAACATACGCAATCTGCTCAGCCGTCACGTTATGGAACTGCTGGGCCATCGCGATAAGACCGGAGGTAGGATCATTCGTCAGTTTGCCAAACGCTGCAGCAACCTTATCAACCGGAACGCCGGATACTTCAGTAAAGCGGGAAACTGACTGGCTCATCGCATCGAAATTCGCCCCGGCGCGTACGCCGGCATTAACCAGTTCCGTCAGCACCTCGCTCGTCTGGCTGAACGTCAGTCCGGCACTCTGTCCGTTTCTTGCCAGAACCAGCATTCTGTCAGCCGTCAGGCCTGCCGAATTACCTGAAAGAACGAGCGTTTTATTGAAATCTGAAAGCGTGGATGAGCCCTGGTACCACGAATAAAATAGCGCCCCCGTTGCCACTGACAATGCGCCAACACCCACCATCAGCGGAGATATGGCTCCCGTCAAAGCCCGGAACGTGGGAATAATCCCGCCGAATGAGTCTTTAACCTGTCCGCCCTGCTGCAGCATAATGAGCCAGGGGCTCTGCCCGCCCGCCAGCTGCGTCGCGATATCCGTAAACTGAGCAGGAAGCATACGCATCGCATTCGAGTACTGCCCCACGGAAAGACCGGCTTTTTTTGCCGCAATTTCCTGACGCGAGAACGCCTGCCGGATACGTAACTCCGTATCATTAGCCGCATCCCCTGTTTGTCTGAACTGTCGCTTAACGTGGGTTATCTGTTCATTAAATTTTGTCGAGTTAACGTCAAGGTTAACAACCAGATCCCCGACCGCCGTCTGGGCCATAGCGAACGCCTCCTGTCATTCCTGACGCCTTCGCCATCAACATATCGTCATCAGGCTCTTCCGGCGGCAAATCGTCGGGAGCCGGTGTCAGTATGCTGAAGATGGCAGGAGTCAAATCCGGGTCACGGAAAAACATCGATGAAAGGGTGTAGAGCAAACCTGAAAAGTGAGCATCAAGTTGCACGTCATGAAAATAGTTGTCCCGGTAGAAAATACGCCAGTCGCTGTATTCCGTGGAGGACATGCCAGCCAGCATTGCGCGCCAGTCAGGACGACTGAACTCACGCGCCAGCTTCATGACGAACGTCAGCTCGCTGGCGAGGACTTTTCCGCGGTGACCGGTTCGGCCTGAACGTCGCTTTCAGGTTCAGGAACGTCTTCTGGCGGCGGTAACATACCGGACAGGATTTTTATCCTGTATTCAGCCAGTGCCAGCACTTCAAGAGGCCAGGTGGACAGCACATCATCCTGTATTTTTTTAACTTCTTCGGCGGCACCACCAGGCAGCGTGCCTTTCAGTGCATGGGCGTGCCACAGCGACATCGCCACCACAAACGCGCTGCCGCGCACAGTGGTTTCCATTGCTGTCTGGATATCCCCTTCCTCAACGGCTTCAATTTTTTTCAGGTATTCAAGATGCTCAATACGCTGCAGCGCCGAAAGCTCATACAACGTAACGCTCGCACCGTTATGCTTCAGCGGTTCGCTTTTCAGAAACATGGTTTACTCCGGGACGGGGCCGAAGCCCCGGTATTCAGGAAACGGTTACGCGGCAGATAGCCACGAAAAGGCCATCATTGGTCATGACCACAATATCGGCGGTACCTGCCGCTGCCCCCGTAATCGTGACGGTGTCATCACTGGCAGTTGCTGTCGCGACTGACGGATCGGATGAGGAAAGGCGGAAGGTTTTATCTGATGCCCCTGCCGGGGTAATCCCGACGACCACGGTGGTCGTGTCACCAATACCCACCGCGGCAGTCTCTTTATCCAGCGTGACGCCGGTTACCGGAACAACCGGCGCGCCGCTTTCTTCTGCCAGTCCAGGTTTGCCGGTGTTGGTGACTTTTGCTGTGCGGGTGATGACTTCTTTGGCAGGGATCGCCTTGCCGAGACTGCTGCACCAGCCGCGGAACACATCAACAGCACCGTTCGGGTATTTGATTTTGTAAGCGCGAACCGAGCCATCATTAAACCAGGTTACCAGGTCTTTCTGACCGGCTTCACCCGGCTTCCAGGCCAGCGTAAAGGACGTATCCCCGGCTGATTTTTCCCCCTGAGCCGTTGCACTCCAGTCTGCATCTTCATCGTCGAGATAGGTATCATCATACGATTCAGCCGTCATTTCTCCCGGTGTCAGATCCTTGATTTTCGCCAGGCGGCTCCAGTCGATATCCGAAAGCGGGTTGGCGAACGGATTCCCCGAGCCGGTATAAATCCACAGCGTGGTGCCTGCACCTTTTACAGGCTCAAGCGGGTTTGGTGTTGGCATAGCATCCTCACATTTCGTAAGTAATGGAATATTTAAGGTCGGCGGAACTCCACAGCGCCAGATCCTCATCGCGCTGGTAGTCATACCCCTGGACATTCATGAGCGTAACGATCCCCTCCAGCGCCGGAATATCTGCCAGAGACGGGTAAACACGGGACTCCACCCACTCATCCAGTTCGGAATCCGGGACCTGAGCAGGAAGAAAAACTTCGATGTGCAGGGTGGCCTGCCATTCATTTGCATCCAGGACAGCATCTGTTGGTTCTGCATCCGTCAGAAAAACGGCTACTGCCGGAAATTCATTTTCTTCAAATACCGCCGGCCGGCCGTCAAAATAAATCGCGTCATGACCGATAGTCCCTTCAAGGGCATCGATAATCGCCTGTCGGATATCACTGTGTTTCATCGTTTCAGAATCAGCCTGAGTTGGTTTTTAAGGGATGCCCGTAGCTCTTTGGGCATATCGGTTTCCATCAGTTTTGGCAGTTCATCCTTAAACGCCGTTGTCAGTGGCACCGCCAGCGGGATGCTGACGACCTCAATCGGGTAACGGGGTTTTGCCGTTCGCCGCATAACATGCCAGCGACCGTTTTTCAGTTGCTGAATAAATGCGCCCGGAAAACGAAACGGACCAATACGCAACACACTGTTTGCCCCTCGCTTGTCACGTTTACGGCGGGAAAGTCTGACACTGGCGGTACCGAGTTTGATCGCCGGCAGGTTACCCCGGTTTACACGGATAAGCGCCCGTGGCTTCTTCACCGTGGCACGTCTTACCCTGGCGCGCTGCTTAACCAGCTTGCGCGGCACCCGGGTGTCTTTCGATACGACGGAGACGCTTTTATTGACCGCGCGTGTCGCAACACGGTTAACCGCCTGCGCAGAAGCACGCGGCACGGCAGTAGTACTGATACTGTTCAGGTTTGCGATTGCCTGTTCCAGCCCTTTAATGGACATGCTTCCCCCTTAACGCCGTCGGTTTGATCCCGGCGGCGAACCTTTACCGAGGAAAAGATGACAGCTTCCGCAATCATCCGGCCCGATTCGATCAACCCAGTAAGACGAACCGTTGATCACCAGGGTGTCGGGGCGCCGCATCTCGCTGACAGAAGATGTCTCCACAAATAATGACGGGCTTGTACCTTCCACCCGGACACCACTGCCCGCATACGCGACACTCTCAGGATCATCAAAAACGCCACGTATCGTTTGCCCCGTCATTTCACCGGAAGTCACTGAGGCTTCCACCCCCATAGCACAACGAATAACATCATCGGCACGGGACAGAACAGCATCGAAAATGTTGTCGAAATCAGTCACGTCGCCCCCGGTTATTTTTCGCTGGCAAGCCCACCAGCAATCAATGCTTCGGCTTCATGCGGCAGAACGCGGATCGCCATCCCTTTCACGGCGATGGCGACAGGCGTATTTTCTGTTTCATGCATCGCATCGATGTGCAGGGTGGCGAGCGTAATAACCGTCACCAACCCGGCATCCGTTACCGCGGGTTTCTCCTGCACCTGATCATCATCAGGATTGTCCGTGGCGTTTTCCTGCGCATTAATCCCGTTATCACCGGACTGTTCGTCATCGCTACCGCCGTCAAGCTCTTCCTCAAGCTCTGCAACCCGCATCGTCAGTTCTTCGATAGTGCCGGTAACGTTCACATCACGCCCAAGTTGTGCGCCAAGCGCTTTCAGACGCTCAACCAGTTTTTCTTTTGCAGTCATGGATAGTGCTCCAGAGAAATGGCCCCGGAGGGCCATACGAGAGGAATTACGCGAGTTTTACCGACACAAATTCATCGGGGTCAGCCAGCAGCATCAGTGGCGCAGACTGGATCATCGTAAACTCACGCGCCGGATCGCCGGTCTGGATCCAGTTTTTCGGATAACGCGTGGAGGAGTTGATACCGGCATTCAGTGCGTCAACGTCCTGAATTGCGCCATAGGTACGCAGACCGCGAGCCAGGGTATTGCCCAGCACCATTGAAAGATCCGGCAGGTAGTTCTTTTTGGCATCGCCTTCAATGTACTGCCCGGCGTAAACCACAATCGCAACATCGCCGTACATGCCCTTGTAAGACACCGCTTTGCCCAGGTCCTTGAGCGCGGTTTCCAGCTCGGAGTTTGAGCCACGACGGGTATCCAGCTTCTCTCTTACTGCCTTGAAAGAGCGGAACAGTGCCCAGCCTTTCGGGTCAAAAACAATAATATTGACCACACCGCTGGCATTAAGCGCATACGCTTCGATGTCCTCCGTCGGGTCATATGTTTCTTTGTCTTTGCCGGACCATGCCGCCCCGCCAGCCTGGATGATGTTGTTGACAGCACTGCGCCCCATATCCACCTCAACCGGTTCAAACTTATCCCCTGTCATGGTGTATTTACCGTAGAGCACAGCCGAAACCGCTTGCATCTCTTCAACCTGCGCAATCGCCAGCTCTTCATCTTTCATGTTCTGGAGGATGATGCGGCGACGGCGGTATGCCGGATCGGCAAGGTTCTGCGGATCTTCGTCAGGCAGGCGACGAAGCGTCATTTGCGGGTTTACCTCGTGCTTCGGTTTCACATAACCCGGCGTGAATTCGGAAGTGTTACCGCCGCGTGAGCGGATCACATTGCCGGAGACAATCGGCGACACGTACAGCGCCATATTCACCAGGCCGGGGATCTGAGAAAGGTAAACTTTTTCGGTGGAAAACGGATAGCTTTCACGAAAGAAGATACGCAGAAACAGCGGATCGAATTTGAATTTTTTCTCGGTAACCGCCAGCAATTGGGCAGTGGTATACATAGACATAGTTTTTTCCCGTAGAAAAAAGGCCGCTCATGCGGCCTTTATGGATGGAGATAACTGGCTGGTTAAGGGGTCACACAATACTGATGGAGGTACCGGCGAAGGCGTTACGTCTGACGTTATCGGTTGCCGCAGCATCAGGCCACAACACATCTTCAATCCGGAAAGAGCCCGTTTTAAAGAACGTCAGTTGATCACTGTTCTGATCGGCGTCAATCGCGAGAATGCCTGTCGCTGTGCCAGCGGCAGCACCGTCCCAGACAACTAGCTTTCCGGCAGCGGGATCAAGCATCAGCGGCGTCATCGCCGGAACACTGTCAGTTAAGGCGCCGGGTGCGGATGCGGTATGTGCCGGGTCACTGTTACCCTGCGGCTGATAATGCTTAAATTCTTCGTTTGGCATTGGAACCTCTTATACAGGTGTGTTCATCAGGTCATCGGTATCAGATGCCTGGCTGGCGGCACTGACAGCACCAGGCGCGGTGTCCATCAGGCGATCAAGTGCGGTATCCGTTCTGACCTGCGCGCTCGCTGGCGCAGCGGCGAGGATCAGTTGCGCATTTTCAACCGTCATACCCGGTGTTGCCGCGAGCACCCGCGCCTGCGATTCACGGCCCTTCGCCTCTTCACAGTTCAGGATCCCCATGATTCGGCTGTTTTCGGCATTTACCGCCGCTGAAACCTGCGCGCTGATATCGGCGGGTGCAGCATTTACCGCCGCGGCAGGCATCGCACCGTCGACAGTGACTCCGGCTGGCGCGTCCGCTAGAGGCTGAGTTGTTTCAGCGGATGCAGTGGTAGTTTTCATATTTCCTCCGAGGGTTATTTTCTTTCGTTTATCAAGTGCATCGCGCATCACACTGAGCGCGTCGGTGTTATTGACGAGTTCGTCTGCGATTCCGTTCTCAATGGATTCCTGTCCGGTGAAAACCGCCGCTTCGGTATCCAGTACCGCCTGAACAGTCAGGTCAGTGTACCCGGCCACCTTCTCAGCAAACATCTGTCGGGTGGCATCAATACGTGCCTGAAAATCAGTACGCACATCCTTCGGCAACTTTTCGTAAGGGTTTCCATCGACCTTGTGATCGCCGCTGTAGATAAGCGTGACTTCGACGCCGCTGGTCTTGAGTGCAGCACCGTAGTTGCTGTGCGCCATCATGACGCCGATCGAACCGGTTCTGGCGGTCTGGGTAACAAGACGACGGGATGCCGCGCTGGCGATAAGCTGCCCGGCACTACAGTTCATGTCGTTCGCCAGCGCCCAGACCGGTTTGATATCCCGCAGACGGGCAATAATGTCAGCGCAGTCAAAAGCACCGGATACCATGCCGCCAGGTGTATCCATATCCAGAAGAATGCCGTCCACGCCGGGATCACTGATAGCCTGTTGCAAGCGGGCAATAATGCCGTTGTAACCCGTCATACCTGAATACGGTTGCAGCGAACGGGTTTTACTCACCAGCGTGCCGGAAACCGGCAAAACCGCGATACCATCGATCACCTGGTAACTGCGTGACGGGCGCGGCCCCATTTCTTCATCGTCACCAAACAGCGCAAGGGGTTCAGCAATCTGTTCACCGCTGAGAGTGACGCCGGAAACGGTATCTGTCAGACGGGTAATACCCAACTGGCCCGCCAGCGCGCAAAAGAAAACCCGCGCATAGGCGGGTTCAAGTAGCAGCGGCTCATTAAAAGCCAGGCTGGCAATATGCGGGAGATTACGCAGCTCGGGCGTCATCTTTCTCCTCCTTAGTGGAATTCTCTAACCCGGACTGGAAGGCAGCAGCAGCCCAAGAAGGCGGTTTGAGCCCGGCGGCACGGCGCTCCATCGTTTCGCGAACCTGCTGCGCGAAAATTTCCTGATAATCTTCACCGCGTTTGGCGCACTCTTTTTCATAAGTACTGAGGCCCGCTTCGATCAGCATGACCGCTTCCTGAACCTCTTTCAGTCCGTCAATAGCCATACGCCCGGAACCAATCCAGTCGCAGTTTCCCCAGGCGCTTCGCGCTTCCTGAAAGCTGAACCTCGCCCGGGAAGGCAATGTCACAACCCGACGGATAATGGCCTCCTCCAGCCAGCAGAGAAACATCATGCACGCCTGACGGGACGCCACGAATTTCCGGCGCCCCATAAAAAACGCCCATGATTCATTGGCGCTGGCGCGGGCGGTGGAGTAACTCATCTGGGAGTAATTCCGGGACAGTTGTTCAAACGAAACGCCAAGCCCGGCAGAGATATACCTCAACAGCGACTGTTCGAAGACCGAATAGCCATTATCCGCGTTCGGTGGCGACTGGAGATTCAGGGAATCACCCGGCATAAGGTGCGGTACTTTAGCCCCACCCAGGCGAACCGGCGCCGCAGAGTAGTACGACGCCATTTCCGCCAGCCAGCCCGTGAATTTGTTCTGCTGCTCTTTATTATCAGCGCCGAGAATAAAATCCATCGCGGTCTGGGTATCGAGTTCGCTCTCGATAGTGGCGGCATACATTGCCTTCACGATAGCGCTCTGCAACTGTGTGTTCTGCAACGTATCGAGCATCTTCATTTGCTCCATGACGCTGTAGAACTGGTTGGCGCCGCGGGTCTGACCGTCCTCAAGCGGTTCAAAAATGTGAATAAATGAAGTGCGCCCACCAGCCAGTTCACGCGGGATATACGTCCATTTCTGCGGCATCCAGCCAGGATAACCATCATCGCTGACGTAATACCCCACCGCTGCCCCGGTGTTGTTCACCGCCACACCGGCGCGACAGTTTCGCGTGTCGCCCGTGTTATTCGGGTTACTGATACGCTTCGGACTGACCATTTTGAACTGTGTACGGAAAAGGCGTCCGGGGCTGCTGTCCCACGCGGGCTGCACACACAATTCACCATTAAAGGAGTGCATTGCCACGCCTTCACGGATCATCATCGTGAAAGTGCGTTTGCGCTCCGCATCGATAAAGCAGTTGTCGTCTTCGGCAAACTCTTTCCACGCGGCTTCCACCTCACGGGAGAAAGCCCGGGCATCCTCTTCAGAAATGCCAAGAAAACGCCAGCTCGGACGGTGGCTCAGGCGAAAGAATGAGCCGACGATATGATCCTGGTGCAGTTGTATCGCATTTGCGGCATAGCCGTTATTCCTGACCAGATCGTCTGCGCGGGCGTTACCGCGCGCAAAATTGGGCAGTAACGCCGCATCAGGGCTTTCGCTCTGTGGTTGCCACCCCCTGAGTTGCCCACCAAAACCATGACCACCGCCGTGATAACCGGCGTATTCCCGTAACGACGTCCTGCCGTCCGGCCCCAAAAGTGCAGGTGTTTTCATACGTAAAATCCTGCCGGCCCCCGGCGACGTTGAGTGATACCGACCTGAACCTCCAGATCAGCTATGTATTTTTTAAGGTCGCTCACCGACGTCACCGTAAACTCCACCCGGCGACCGTCCTTTTGTACCGTCGCCACCCGCTTTCCCGTCATCAGGTCATGCAGTGCGGCGCGGGCGCTGTCGAGATCGGATTGTGACGCCATTACTCATCTCCAGATAATGCCCTGGCGTAATCTGCCACGGTCTTTTTCGGTTTACGCGCCCCTTCTTCCTCCAGCAGGCTTGCCAGGAGAGAATCAAGGTTCAACTGCCAGCGGGAAATGCTGATCCGCAGTGCCGCCAGCGCATACACGAAGCAGTCGAGTGCCTCATTGCGGCGCTTTTTGCTGTCCCAGACTATTTTCTTCCGCCCATCCACCCATTTCTCAACCTGTTCCTCGGCGGTCAGTTGTTGTGCCTCAGTCAGATCGTAAATATCGGGATTGTTGGGGAAGTGAACGGCCCCCGGCAACGGTTCATCACCTTCGGCTACCAGGGTGAAACGGTTGTAAATCTGCTCTTTTGCGGTATCAGTACCGACTTCAGTCAGATAGACACCGTTCTTGTTGCGCTTGCGCGGCATATTCGCGACAGGCTTGCCGTAAACAGATGCCCCTTTTATCGGGATCACACGGAACAGACCATGCTTCTTCGAGCGGTTATAGACAATGGTGGGATCAATACCGCCAATATCCCAGCAGATACGGGATATCGACATTTCAACGCCATTCTGTCGGGGATATGTTTTGTTGATCGCCTCATCAACCCTGAGAAGCGTCGCTTCATCATCATGACGGCCCATGATGATCTGCCGGTCAATGAGCCAGCTTTCTTCACCAGGCCCCCATCCCCAGACACGCATTTCGTATCGGTCAAGCTGGGAGTCGATCCCGGCGGTCAGATAAGCAACCCGCTCAGGGACTGAGGCTTCAAAGTGTTCCTTACGCTCAGCCATCACATCCGCGTCAGGCCGTTCACCGATTTTCGGCTCCCACGTTTCACCCAGCGTGGTGTTCACGAAGGTTTTACGCTTTCCGGTATCTCCTTTCGTTTTTATCCAGTCTTTGACGATCTGTACCCAGGTAGTGAACGGGCTGTATGCCGTCCAGATGTGAAACGTTACGCTGTCCGGCGGGTCAATTTCTGCGCCTGTTGACGAAAACCAGGATAAACCATCCCGCGTCCAGAGCCCTGTGGTATCGCAGATGTACCAGGCCTCAGTAAAGTCCAGTTCCTGCTGTTTAATCACGCAGGCGTTATGTTCGCAGAGGTAAAAAACACTGGCCGGTTCGCCGGGCGTCCACTTCAGCCCGAATGGCGTTTCTTTATCACCAAACTTGAGATATTGCTCCTCACCGCAGTGCGGGCAGGCAACGTGGAAACGCATGAAGTGTTCTGACTCTTTTGCCGCACGCTCAATCTGGCATGTTCCTTTCTCTTTGGGCGTAGACCCGCGGATTGATTTGGGCCACACCGACCCCTCAATACGCTTATCACCGAGAAAGGTCGGAGATCCCTCTTTTTCAATATCGTCGTCGAATGCTGCGAGCTCATCGTATCCGGCAATATCCACCGATTTTTCACGGTAGTTTTTTGCCGCCTTTCCGCCCAGGCACCAGAAGCCGCGACCGTTAGAAAAACGCTTCATACTGAGCGTGTTGTCACGGTGCTTTTTGCCGTACCACGGTGCCAGTGAAAGCAGTGAAGGAATATCCCGGATAGTCGGCTCAACATGCGACTTCATGAAGTTTTCGGCGTCGCCGTCGGTTGGAAGCCAGATCAGGGAGTTTCGCTGTTTGTGTTCAATGAAATATGCATAAACCCCGAGCAACATTTTTGAATAGCCAACACGGGCAGATTTAACGACATTCACCTCGCGGATATAGTCGTTTCCCATCGCATTCATGATCGCGCGCTGGAAGGGCAATGTTTCCCAGCGCCCTTCCTGATAAGCAGATTCTTTCGGGAGATAATAATGGGTGTCAGCCCATTCAACTGCCGTCATAGGCAGGGGTCTTTTCAGGACAGAGAGTCCTTCTTTGACTGCCTGGACAAGATTATTCATCTGTGTTTCTGTAATACTCATCTGCAAACTCCTGCATTCTCTCCGCGGACTCAACGCATTTATTCGCCCCTTTCGCCACTAACTCTTTCAGATAGGCCAACTGGCGATCATTTAATTCGGGGAATTTTCTCTGCATTGAAAGCGGGATACTGTCCAGAACGGATGCCAGTTCACCGGCAAGGCGGGATAACGCAAAAACACAGAACACAGTATCAATGACTTTATGCTCAGCGACCTGGTTTTTTAAACGCTGTGCAATAGCTTGCTCTGAAGTAAGCTCTATTCTGGCAACCAATAACTTTTCTTCATGATCATCATCTTCGCTTTCCTCGTCTGTTCTGGAATTGCGATTACGTTGAAGATATGAAAGGTAGAAATATCGCCACTCATCAATATCAAGGTCACCGCGTTTTTTTGAAACTGGCGCACCTGGTAATTTTTGCAACCTGCGCAACTGCCGTTCCGTCAGGCGTAAATGTTCCGCCACCTCCACCTGAGTTGCCACAAGTCACCTCATCTATTCCTGCCCTGCACCCCCACCTGAAAAGACGGATTTACCCTGTAAGTCACAGCCAAAACGACATGTCCGGTTTTCCGCTAAATATTTTTGTTATTTTTCAATGCATTACACTCTCACCGAACCGGACATCAGTTTCAGGAAATTTTCATAAATAGCGAGAATCTGCGCGGACGCCGCCCCGTAACAGGCCAGATCGCCAGAAAGGACCCACAAAAACAAAACAAACAAAATGTGATGAAGTTCAAGCTGAATCACTTATCCAACTTCAAATGCCGAAATAAAAAAGCATCATCTCTTGAGAAAGATGATGCTTTTATTGGTACTGGCCGTCGATGACGACTAGATTAAATTAATTTTGATGTCATAACCTTCCAGTCCAGTCATTTTTTCTCGAGCAGTAAACTGGATATCAGCAACTTCTTTACCTGTCTTTTTTTTGAGCTCTGTTATTTTTTTAGTAATGAAATCAGAAATATCCGCTTCAGTTTTTCTTTTTAACTCTTCGATTTTCATTATGCACCTCTTCTGGTCTGTATTGGCATCTATGCCCGGCAGATCCCATGATTCATGTGATAACTTGAACAACCATTGGTATCTATAAACGATAAGTTGGAAAGTTTCAATAATCAAGAGGTTAGTGAATATTGTTTATACTCGACTCGCTCAATAATTAAACAACCATTCACTACTTTAGCCGCATTGATAAAGATATGAACAGTAATCATTTAAAGAGTTTTGATGCTGCTTCAAGAATTTCTTCAGAAGTAACATCCCGGTCTGAGGCAACATAAACAATCTTATGATCTCCGGTTATAGACGGAAAACCTGCAGACATTACTTGTAGATATGCTTTTTCCCCATTAGGGTACTCACGCATTATTGTAGTAATACCCTTCATTACTGATACTACTACTGCGGATTCTGAATTAAAAAACACTATCACTTTTTTCATAATTTTCCCGTGGACACTCATTCAATAAGAACCGCATAAAAAAGGCCCCATAAGGGGCCTGAATTTTATTTTCTGAAATCTAATGGAGACTGACCAGAACGAATGTACATTGCAATATTATCGAATGTAATCATTGTAGTTTTGCAAAAAATACATTTCGCGCCGAAAGGATTTCTATCGGTGACATCAAAAGATGACATTCTGTACTGAGACCCATGACAACAAGGGCATCTGAAGTGAATATTATTAGTAATAACAGTTTCCTTAAAGGGCTACGACATTAACTGCCGAGGGACCTTTAGGGCCCTGTTCAACACCAAATTCGACTTCCTGATTCTCATTCAGTGTCTTAAAATCGTTACTCTGGATAGCAGAAAAATGTACAAATACATCCTTACTACCATCTTTTGGAGTGATAAAACCAAACCCTTTTTCAGGATTGAACCATTTAACTAAACCAGTCATTTTGTTAGACATAATCATTACCTTTTTTTGAGCAAGCCCTTGGGCAGAATGGTCCGAAAAAAATTATCAGAGAGAAAAAGCCGACAAGGAAATCTCAATAGGAACAAATAATAAAATTATTACAGTGACTGCTTCAGATAAATTTGTAACAAACCAGAGCCCCATTAACGCATGATTAACACGACATAGCAAGATATAGTTTTGTAAGTCAGTAACACTCTGCTACTGAACATGTTTTTATGTCAATTGACGAATTTTATTTTGATTTATCCCCCTGCAATGCACTTTTAGTTTGCCTTAAGGATTCATATGTACGTTGACAAGTCACTCCTGCAATGTAGCGTTCGTCAGCGATTGCAGCATAACGTTTAGCTTCTGCTGCAATATCTCCGAGCATGTCGGCGAGCATTCCGGCGTCGGCTCTGGCTGTTTTGCTTCTGACGGCAGCGGCAAGATCTGCGGTGTGCTTTGCGGCGTCCAGGCGAGTGGCAAGTTTTGTTGCTTCGGTACGCAACTGGTTAACAGTGGCAGACAGGCCAGCAGCAGTGGTAGCAGCTTTGGTGGTTTTCGCATGTGCATCTTTCACAGCCTCTTCGCGGGCGATTACGCGCCCTTGTTCAATCATACGGGCGGCGGTCTGCGCGTTTGCTATCTGTGCAGCCTCTGCGCCGTCACGTTCTGCCCACTTTTTTTCCCAGCCCCGATCGCTCCAGACATCACCAGCAATAAACGAACAGGCCACCAGCAAGAGAACAACAGCAGATTTCCACCAGGTCTTTATCGCGGCAAGGATAGTAGCTGGATTCACTGGTCTATCCCCCAGCACGTAAGCGCGCTTTCCTGGTCACGGCGGGATACCTGCCCGTAGCAGTTATTGGAACGGATCCGGCAATCCTTCCCGCCATCTTTAATCCACCAGCGAATCGCTTCGCATGCACCTTTACGGTCACCGACATTGATTCGCTTGTAGAACGTGGACGGAAAGCATTTACCTGGACCTATGTTGTACGGGCAGAACGACGCAATACCTGCTTTCTGCGGTTCAGTCAGCGGCACTTTGATATTTCGTTCCACCCAAGCCAGCGCTTTATCGCGTTCGATGGCGTTTACCCGGTCACATTTCACCTGCGTCAGCTTTATGCCCTTCACTACTGGCTTACCATCGACCATCGTGGCGCCGCGGCAAATCGTCCATATTCCACCGCCATCCCGGTACGCTGTCAGACTGTTTCCCTCTTTCTCATCGAGAAACTGATCGAGAATCACCGACGCTGGCGCACCGGCAAGAACCAGACCCAGAACGGCAGCGCTTAGTTTTGCCCTGTTCCCCATCATTCACCAGCCTTAGTAAGCGCGTCGGCAACAACACTTACAGCAGCCGAACGCTCAGCAATGGGTTTATCACTGATGCCATCCAGGTAATCGCGGATCATGGCTGTGCGCTTCTCGTCTTCTTTGCGTTTACGACGAGCGTCAATTCGACCATTTACATAAGAGATAAGAGAAATAAGCAGGCCGACAGCGCCAAAGAACATGAACACAAGGTCCTGTGTGGTAAATCCAATTACAGATGCCAGAGCTGCCAGCCACGCAAAGAACTGCGTGATAATGTTCCCTGAGTAGTCATTCATTCTCATGGTCTCTTACCTCCGATAGTTCGGATGGCGCTGTGTGTGATTGAAAGAGATCAGGCTTCCGGGCTCTTTTGTAAAAGTGAAAAAAGAAGGTGATTCCCGGAGCCTGAAGATGATGATCACCACAGCGGGATGACGTGATGATCGTTATGTCTTATTCAGTTCGCGGATTTCCTCCACTGTCTGAATAAACCGTTCTGTTTCCAGCCCAACACCAATTGCCTGTCGACCCAGTGCCATAGCCGCTTTAATGGTTGAACCGGATCCCATGAAGAAATCAGCCACAACATCACCCGGCCTGCTGCTGGCGTTAATGATCTGCTGCAACATGTCTGCTGGCTTTTCGCATGGGTGTTTTCCGGGGTAAAACTGAACCGGCTTATGCGTCCAGACATCGGTGAAAGGAACAGAGACTGAAACAGAAAAGAACCGCCGGAGAGACTTATACTCTTCCAGCAATTCTGAATACTTCCGGTTCAACGAATGCCACGTGGCCACCAGCTGGTGGTGTGGTGTGTCGAGCTCATTGTTTCGATGCTTATCGAATGCAACCTGGGTGAACAGTTCCTGTAATTTCTGGTAATCCGCTTCACCCGGCAGTTGCCACTGAGATGCACCGAACCAGTGGGACACCATGTTCTTTTTTCCGGTCGCATCGGCGATCTGCTTAGAGGTAACCCCCAGCGATTCACGCGCGTCACGGAAATACGAAATCAGCGGCGTCAGCACATGCTGTTTGAGCTCGTTACTTTTCTCCGCGTATCCATCACTCCTGGGCTTATACGGGCCCTGGTAATGTTCAGCGAAGAGAATGCGCTCAGTCGCCGGGAAATATGACCGCAGGCTTTCTTTGTTGCAGCCATTCCAGCGACCGGAAGGTTTTGCCCAAATGATGTGATTAAGGACACTGAACCGCTCCCGCATCATGATTTCAATATCAGACGCAAGGCGATGCCCACAGAACAGGTAAAGGCTACCGGCGGGTTTCAGAACCCGCCAGAACTCAGCCAGGTATCCATCAAGCCAGCGTAAAAAATCCTCGTCCCCTTTCCACTGGTTGTCCCATCCTTCAGGTTTTACCCTGAAGTAAGGCGGATCCGTAACGATAAGGTCAATGGAGTTATCAGGGAGAGAAGCGATGTAATGCAGGGAGTCAGCGTTGATTAATTCAACACTGGATATTTTTACAGTATTTTTCATAGATCAGTAAGCAGGACTCTGATAGGCTCACTATGCTTTTGCGCTAAAGCAGTGGGCCCTGGTTCGCTTGTGACCTGAAAGCATGAGCGAATGGCTGGCTGGGTGCGTCAACACCCACCAGCCGCCCATTTTCACAGCAGAAAGCCCCCATCACTGGAGGCGCTTGTAACATCCGAATTGGTAGATCGAATAGTTCGCCATCACCAGTTGCGTAAGAATGAACTGGCAGCGAGCCAGGCTCAGATGCGTGTTCTCTGCAATTTCCCCGGCGGTGGCTGGCGTGATACTCAGTTCGTTTAAAACAGCCTTTGCCTCTTCAGTCATATTCTTATGATTTTGCATGTCTTTTTGTCCTTTCTTCTGACGTGACATACAGATAACTCTGGTTGCCTGGTACAGCAAGCAATGAATAAAGGTTTTGACCAGACGTGTTATGAAAGGAACGACGATATGACAGGGGTATTGATGCAATGCACCTCGCGAATACCCCTGTCGTATCGCCGGAAAGCAAAAGCCCCGACTGGCGGGGCTCTCGTCATAATCAAATTGTCGCTTCTCATCGCTGCCATCGTGGCGCAGCTCTGCCAAGCATGAATGGATTATCTAACTTTCTGGGTAGAATTCAATGTACATAACTAAAAATAGCACTAAAAGACAAAAACACTTTCTAATCATCCAGAAGCTTCCGGGCTGACAGATAAACCTTCGCTCTGAAAATCTGCAGACACCATTTAACACGCTCCCTCGCTTTTTCAGGGGTTAACCACGGCGCAATTATCCGCAACTCTCTTGTAATATCAGATATTTTTTTTCGCGTGGTGTAATACTGAAGACCGACGACATATACCGGATCATTGACATCAAGCGCCAGCAACACGGATTGCTCTACAAAATCAACATCATCATTATGCAGAGCTTCATCGATTACGCTGGTGGCTGGCTGTGGCCACAGAATGGTATGAGCGCGATTCAGTGCCTTCTGCCCCTTCAATCCCTCACTGCGAGCCTGGTTAAGCGCAGCCGTAAAACGCTCCAGCGCTTTATCCGACCAACGTCCTCCCCTCAGTACATTCCAGCATTCATGCCCCCTGGGCATTCGGGGGGCAGTTCCCCCGCTCACACCTTCTCCCCATATCGTTAACAGTGATTTAATCCATGCCGACTGAATCCCCGTAAGGAGAGTACATTTCCCCAGCCAGCTTTTGCGCGGCGCTATCGCTGCCTTTTCCAGAGCTGCGCGGTGTGAACGTTTTTGACGTGGCGTCATGGTTTTTCTCCTTTATGCCAGCACGCCAAGCGCGAACGCCCGGTCCAGCACATTTTTCAACATTTCAAGCTGAGAACCGTATTTACGTTCAAACTTGACCGGGTCGTTATGCAGTTCTGTGTGATGTTCACGGCACAGCGGAAGGGTAAAGCTGTCATGGGCTTTTGTTCCCATTCCTCCCTGCCCGTGTCCAATTAGATGATGGGGATCGTCTGATGGCATTCCGCAACATTCGCACGGCTGTGTCTTCACCCATCGGACATATTCAGGTTTTACCCAGCGACTGCGTTTTGGCCGCTTCATAAGGGTTTGCGGAGATTCCGGATCAACGGTCAGCTTCACAACTGGCTTTGTCTCCGGTATTACCTGAATAAAGTCACCCGGCAACAATTCCAGTCGTTTTTCCAGAATGCTGGTGGCCGGAACCGAAGGGACGATCTCACTTTCCTTATAAAATGACTGCACCGGTTCGTTCGGCAGTGCCAAAGCGCGGCTCGCAATCCCCTCCGGTATCGCTGCGGCGACGCCGGAATACACTGCCCACCAGCACAATTCTGCAAGTGAAAGCTCTCTGTCTTTGCCACACCTTAGCGCCGCTAATACGTTATCAATCACCCACTCGATCAGGTTCTTGCGTGCCAGCGCCGAAAGTTGCTCCGTCGCCTGCGCCCGCAACTGATTATCACAATGCCAGCAGACACGTATCGCCCCCGGCTCATGTCGTATATTAACCAGCTCGCTGTGGTGATATTCTGAATGCGGCCACTGGCAATGACTCACCCGACGGCATAACCATTCCTCCAGTGCCGTAATTCCTCCAGCAGCGCGGATCACCCGTTCATCAGTAAAAAACGGCACCAGACCACCGTCTTCTGCCAGCGGCTGGTGGGCATCAGGGATTTTCCCGGATGGCCAGCGCGTCATATACTCTGGAGGCTTTTCTATCAGTACCCGTCCATGATGAAACAGACCGAACAACTCACTGCCCGGCTTCAGCATTATCAGCCCCATTTCACGAACAATTACGGGTTTGAGCAGTGCGCGCATTCAACAATCTCCCGGATGACTATTTGCCCCTTTTCTCCCCAGATTTTTGTGACGCGCCCGTCCCACACGCGACTGTCGTCATCAAATATCGCGTCGAGCAACGCCTTTTCGAGATTGTCCTTGTCTGGTTTCTGCTGGTGCGGTTTCCCGCACATTTCGGCGCGGCGCTTCCTGCTCCAACTGGCGGGCATGGGGAGTATGAATGTGACGTGATAACCTGACTCAGGCAGTGAGACATGGTTCAGCCTGACTTCATCGCAGAACGCACGATAGCGAAGCACCGGCGGACGTTTCTGCCATTTATCCCGCTGAGTCATTCTGGGTTTACCGAGTGGTGTAATGTCGTAGACGTGCACGATCACCCCCACATCCGCGAACGATACGATTTTTTAGTGTGGGCCGGGCCGGAGTTTTCAGTCAGTAATGCACTGACAATCCAAAAACACGGATCAGAGTCGAGACTTCGCTCTGTTTTAATGCCCTTTTCCCGGTAACGTGCCACCAGCTCGTCGGCCTGCTCAGTGGTCAGCCCGTAATGAGTGAACCAGCTCCGTTTCATGTCACCTCCCTAACGGGCGGCAACAGAAATTCGCTGGCGCTGGGTAACGTCAGTGAGGATTGTATTTTGAAGTGGTTTTGCGCCATCGTTTTCTCCGTGGCGCAGCAGGTATAGGTTGTTCAGGCCTATGAAGGAAGTGTATCAGATTTCCGGGAAACGCGATAACCAGCTTTTTCCAGCATTTCAGTAAACAAGGTTGGCGTTCCTATAATTTCATCCTCCTGAAGCGGCATAAACGACACGACACCGCCGCGCCGATACATCAGGGCGCGTTCGCATTCAGGAAATGAATGAAGCCTCGCAACAATAACTCCATCATGACATCTAATTACTGCATAGCCTTTTTTTGGTAATTCTTCTTTTTTTGTCACCTTTCGCCCCCTCCGGATAAACAGGGTAATAACGCTTCTGGTATTAATAGAACCAGTCGTCAGCGCTTTCCCATGTCTCCTGCAGGATGCTTTTTTTATCGTCTTTATTTCCACCAAAAACGCTCAGGCTGTCTGAACCAGCACGACGGATTACCAAGCTGCAATTTTCATACTGATTGTTAAGGCGCTTGAGCAATTCTTTCTCCAGTGCAGACAAAGCTCCTTCCGGAAGTTCTTTAGTGCGATCAATGGTTAATTCAACTTTCATAATAGCCCCATTGCATGCGCTGTATTTTTATACAGTATACCTATGAGAGAAAATGATCAACGGTTTAAGAGCACAAATTGTTAATCACATGTCAGTAAATGAAACCACAACTATCCATATCTATTTGAATTTAATTATGTTTTTAGTCTGCATTTTTTTCTTCTGACACAACTCAGGCAAATTGGTACGAACCAACTCTTCAGCGAACGGCGGCGGGACCGCATTGCCGCATCGGGGTACCTGCCTGGCTTTTGTATACTCCACGCAACGATAATCGCGGTCGATGATATCCTGAGCGCGGTAGGGCTCGTATGGTTGAAACATACGCATACCAATGTCGACGATGCAGTACATTACCCTATCGATGTCTACCATCCTGGCACATCACTCTCCGCAGTATTCACGCAGGTGCTCTTGTTGCTCTCACGCAACCTGCTCAGTTATTACCGGCATATTCAGTCGCTCGTTGTGCACTAAGCCAGAAGCAGCAATATCAATATTGACCTTGTCGTGTTCTTCCTAAATTATTGCTGATATGTTGAAATCAGACATGTAACTTCACCATTTCAGAATTAATAGTTGTAAAAATAGAATACCAAAAATGCTATGGCACCGATTATCAACCCAACCTGCTCGATGGCATTGTGAAATCTTGGGTCTATTGAGTACACTCTGGCATTAATAATGAAATTAATAATAAAAAGTGCAACTATTACAAACAGAGGGTTCGCTGATTTGTCGAAATGCTCCATTACCAATACCGTTGCCAGAGCGCCAAGAAACATTCTGACCGCAACAATTAATGGCGCTGCACGTGGCACAACAACAAATGTTAATGGGTTTAAGATAAACCGGAAGATAACTCTGAAAACAACAAATGCAATAACTCCAATCATATAGGTCATTTTTAATCCCTTAAATTAACAAAGAGGTTCTAATAATTAAAATTGTATATAATTCATCAAGTTTGATACTTCATAATTCGCATAAAAGTACATGAAAGTTCTATGATGCTGATCATGCACAGACATAATTCGTTCTATAGGGTTGATTTGCTCTCTTCCTTAGATTTATATCCCTGCTACTTCCTGCTTCGGCGCTGCATCTTCGACATCCTCGGCAATCGCGATGAGGTCAGATAGCCAGAAGTTTAACGCGTCTGCAATGTTTCGCATACTGGAAAACCGAGGTTACCGTGAACACATGAGTAAAGCGTTTTACAGTTGACGCCCATCTTGTCTGCTAGGCTAGATAGGGATAGCCTCCTCTCCTTTACCAGAAATTGAATTGTTGCTGAAAAAGAAGTCATTGAGCCTCCTGCTGTTGAGCCGTTTTGGGGATGATTAAATCATCAGGACTATCGATTTTGGGTTTATCCATCAGTTTATTTGCAGATTTCATCGGCGCCCTGACCATAGATTTTTCTTTCGCTGGTGGGAAAAGCGACCAAGCAACGCTCTTCCCTGAACCGTTTTTCACAATCAACCCGCGGTCAGCGTAAGAACGCAACACAGTTCCTAGCCCGCGAGGATTGCGGTTCAGGAGGTCTGCCAGAACTGACGTGCTCATCAAACCGTTTTCAGTAAGCAGATCGATAACCATTTGCGGAGTGATGGGGGCCGGTTCAGCTCCCCGGACAACTTCAGCGTTTTTGCGCAGTGGTGTTGTTTTTTTCGGGGTAACGGCTGGTGCCGTAATAACTTTCGGAACTGGTGCATCATCGGTGGCAATATCCCAGTAGCCGTTGATGAAAGTCACAGCACCTAGATCTTCTTGCTCACGCAGTATGGCCAGCGCTTCAACCGGTTCAATTTTCAGGCGAGCGGCAATTTCACGCGTAGTTGCTTTTCCCATCACTTTTAAAACATCGATAATTTGTCTGGTCATTGGTCAAAACTCGTTTTAGTTGATTAAACCTGCCGCTTTACGGCGTTTGTACTCGTCCATCAGTACCTGTGCAGGTGTTGGCCCTGCCGGATGATGTGGCGCAGCCAGTTGGCGGCGAATCGGCGGAACTGACATGCCGTTTTTGACGTGCTTCGTCCACTTAGTGAGTAATTTTTCAGCCAGTTTTTTTAATTCCCCCTCAGTCATCTGCCGTTCAACTCCCGTCCTGCGCATTTCAATGCAAATGTGATACAGCACTGGTTGCGGCCACGGATATTTGTCGCTTCCGGAATACCGATACGACTCATTTCGCCAGCGTCGGTATTCATCCATCACCTGGTCTGACGTGAGTCCAAAAGGATTAGCCCCACTGTCAGAAACCAAAGATACGAATTCAGCCAGGTCAGGAGGCCAGGTGTTCCCGACGGCACAACGCTCCATACACTGCTGGCACACCAGACTGATTTGGGCATCAGTCATTGAACCTATCTGCGCTATCCACAGAGTCGATGGTTCTGCCCCATTCTTCTGCGTCCAGCGGTTCGAGAATATTTCCCCCATCACCTGCCATAGTCGCCACGCTGTTTCCGTCGCCATCAAGTCCGTTACGGCGCCGCCATTCTGCGCGGGCTGACTGAATTTGCTGAACAGCTCTGGATGCTGTCGGTTCTGGTCGTGTTCCAACATTGCTGTCACCTCCGGTTACCGGTTGTTTTTTCGTTCTCACCAGCACAACATGCCGGGCGAATTTTTGTTCCCACTGGATCTGGGTGAACACTTTCCCCTCCGATCCCCAGTACGCCGAGAATTCGGCTAGCTCAGTGTCAAGGTAATCAGGCTCTGGCAGCAGAATCCCCCACTGCGCAGCACGCTGCCGAAAATCTACAGACGGCAACCAGGAGTCGCTCATGCTGAACTTGCCGATCGGTTCTGATACGCCATCCACGTATCTGGGTGGGGTTGGGTCTTCCGGTTGGGTATGCCCACCAGAATTTTCATTCGCGCCCGCGTTAAGAGAGGGGTTTTCTTTTAGATCTGTATCTGGATCTTTATTAGTTGGCTCGCCGTTACCTTCTCGTTGCGACGGAGATTTAACGACCGTTGAACGCTCGTTTCCTCCTCGTTGCTTTTCCGTTCCTTTTTTGGCTTTTCTGGCTATGGCTGAAGCTTTCCCGGCAGCAGACTTCTGTTTCAGGGAAGAGCGAACCGCTTCCAAATCTCGTTCTATCCGCTCATGAATCCATTCATCGCCACTCTCGTTAAAAAACTCTCTCAACGAAGTTTCAACGGATAACCAACGCTCGTTACTCATCCGTGCAATTTTTGGTAACCGACTTTTAGGGATAGATTTTCCCGTCTGCCAGTAATTGAACATCAGCAGCAAATACGCGCCGTGTTCCTCAGTAGACAGATGCATGGTGTCCGCCAGGTAATCAGCAATGTAGAGTTGCATATAGGGCAGCGCGGCCATGTTTTCTCCTGATGCCCGGAATACCGGACCTTATGTTCATTGGTCAAAACTCGATTAAATAAACTGCGGCGCTACAGCACTGATACTCGCCAGTAGTGGTCCAGCCGCATCAACTGGCAACATGTTGAATAGCGCTATAGCTGCCTCGCGGATCTCTTTTTCAAGCTTGTGCAGCGGCGCGCCAAGCAACTTGGCCTGATGAGCGTCACTGCATTCCTTAATCGCACTCGCCACCAGCTCACATTCTGTTTTTCCCTGCCGTAATCCATGCTTTCTCGCGATCTCAATCGGCATCACAACCGCAATTGCGTGAGAGAGCTGCATGACATAGCTCGTGTATTTGCTGGAATTAGTTTCATTTTTCAGATACCGGAACAGGTTCTGTTTGTTTACAGATATTCCGCGACCGCCCTCTTTCCCCCATTGCTCGGCCACCAGCTGCGCGATCTTTTCCTGGGCCTGCCCGGGCAAAGTGGCTTCCCACTCACGAACGGCGTCAAAGATGGCCCGATGCCGAATTGAATCACGGCGCCGCGGTTCAAACTGATTTTGAGTTTTCAACGGAGCTGTGATCCGTTGGTTATGATGTTCATACATCACCGGTTGCATCATTAAACCCCCTGTAGAGGTATGCCATCTGTTGGATTGGGATAGAGGTCTGGGCGTAGTTCATGTGGCGTAATTCCAGTGACACTGAAAATTTGCAATACACGGGAAGAAGGAACCGAGCCCTTACTTTTCCACTGGCTTACTGCCATACCACTGACACCAATTGCAGAGGCTAATTTGTTGGCTGAACCAGCGATCCGAATCGCGTCATCAAGAGCCTTCATGTTTTTTCTCCTTGTTAAGATAGAGATAATAAATCATAGGTTTATATATTTTGCAAATACTAAATTTATTGCCACTATAAACCGAACCTTTACAATGAATGTATGAGACAAAATGAAGAGTTTGATAACCAATTAGTTGCCCGCTTAGAAGAGATCACTCAAAGAGGCATCAGCAAAGCCGAGATGGCTAGAATTGCTGGTGTAACGCCTCAAGCTGTTAATGGGTGGTTTAAGAAAGGGGTAATTAGTAAAAAGTCTGCAATTGCTATTGCGGCGGCTGCTAACGTGTCAGTAACCTGGCTATTAGGTGAAAAGGTCGCAGAAGATTCAGGGCTGAAACCAAATGAGAATAAAATGCTCAGCCTCTTTAGACAACTTCCTGAGTCAGAACAAGAAAAAATGATTGATCTCTTCACTATTCGACTTAAAGAGATCGACGATTATGTTGAGAAATATTTACGTGGTAGATTCAAGTCGAACGATTAAAAAATCTATCCTCCATCACCAAAACAAAACCGGCATTTAGCCGGTTTTTTTGTTTCTACGCCATTCTCTAAACATTCTGATGCTTAGACCTCCCGCCGCGCAAACCTAAAGTTTACATTCATTATAAATTCAATATTGACAAAAAGCATAAACCAGTGCTTTAATCGGTTTCAAGCAATGAGTCATCCAGGCAGGACGCCCACGAAGTAGCTGCCGGCGGCATACGAAACACCGGATGAGATGACAAACAGAAATGCGCAGCAGGTTTTAACCGTTCCGCTGGCCGGCGATAAGGCAGAGAGAATAAAGATGGAAAAAGCATACGAGGAATACTTTGAAGGTCTCACAGAAGGTGAGGAAGCTCTTAGTTTTGCAGAATTTAAAGAGGCTCTGTCATGAATATCGTGAATGCAATCCCAAAGAGTGGTCAGGCCGTACCAATGCGAAATTCCCGCACTGGTGCAGCATGGCAGGTCTCATATGACTACCGCGATGGTACTTACTGGCACGAACCGCAGGGCAATCTGCGCAACATTCGTCGCCCGTATGCATCCCGCATTATCGAGCCGCATCTTGTACCTGCGGGGACACACTGATGGAAACGCTGTACGCATTAGTTCTGACTATCGTCATGGCAAACGGTGATTACCAGGAAGCCGTCCTTGGTGTTTATGGAAGTGAAAGAGAGTGTCTGTCGGCAGCAAGTGAGCAAAGTAGTGTCACAAATTGCTATCCCGTTGATGCAATTATTCGGGCTGACGACCAACAGCCTTCCGCATTTTTTTAACGAGTTTTGACCAATGGCTGTTGCCAGCCTGATGCTCAGTGCACGGGGCATCGTGATGGTAATACTGCCATCGTAACCAAACAGGAGACGAAGACCTGTTCTGGTTAAGTTGAGAATCTAGTTTGCCCGTCCCGTGGCGGGCCTTTTTCTGGAGGCTTTTATGTCAGCAAACGAACTGGCATTGAGATTCAGTACCGCACCTGCAGAGCAACTGATTGGTATTTTACCTGTCCTCGAAGTCAAAGAAGCCCTGCGTGATGAAGTGGAAGATGACGTTCTGGAGGAAGCCTGGACGGAACACAACTTTGAAATGGAAGCGATTGGCGAACAGCTCGATGAGACGGCGCAACTGGCCAGAAAATTCGAACTGACTGCCGAAACATTCGCAACGGCAATCAAACTGGCACTGACGTTGCCACACAGCGAGGCGATCCCTGTTTTACAGAATGCTCTCAGGGATAACCCCGGTTACGGTCGTGAACCGACTAAGGATGCGTAATGGAATTCGGAATGAAACGTGTTGTGGCATCTGTCCAGACCGTGGCAGTCCTGAACAGGATGTACTGCGGGAAACCCGTGTCTGTTGCCCCCATCAGTAAAGAAACAAAGCTGTCTGTATCCTACCTGGAACAGATTTTTTCAAGGCTTCGCCGCAGCGACATTGTTACCAGCCAACTCGGTGCCGGTGGTGGATACCATCTCAAAAAAATTAACCCCAGTGTTGCTGATGTCGTTCGCGCCGTTACGCACACGCCGGATTCGTTCGAACCTGTGCTGAATGCTCTTGAATGGGTCCCCGTCGCGCAGCTGTCGCAGGGGAATTCCCCGGCCCCATAAAGCACAAAACCCGCGCAAGGCGGGTTAAGTACCCGGTCAGCCGACCAAAGCTTTCCGGAACGAGTTTTGACCAATGACCACTACCACAGGCGGCAATCATCAGCTGCCGGGTATCTTACAACCTTAAGGAGCCCGAACGCAATGAACACATATGCGTATATCATCAAAGCCAAAGCCAAAGCCAAAGCGACTGACTCAAAAAGCCTCTTTTGTTGGTTCTCTGCAAAATCAGACTCGCGTGCTGAACGCGAAATTCTCAACCTTCTGGAAGATTCCGGGATTGAGGTTGGCCGTGGTGCTGACCACCAGTTGCCAATACGCACTAACTGGTTTGTTGTCGACGACCTGCCTGAAGAAGGTACGCTGGATGACACATGGTGTGATCGTTACGAGCTTGGCGAGGATGGTTTAACCTGGAAAAAAATAGTGGTAGCCGAAGCACCAGCAGAGCCAGCAGAGCCAGCAGAGCCAGAATCTACCGTACTGACAGCAGGCGAACAACCAGCCAATGATGCGGTCCCCGAGGTTAATGAAAATATTCAACACGAGCAGGGTTTTACTGAAGGGAAAGACTCTCACCCAGAATACCCAAAGTTAACGGCTGTACCGACCATGTCATTCCGACATCGCGTACTGGCGCAGCACATTGGCGGCGGTGAGTATATGTATCACGTCGACGAAGAGCAGAAAAAAGAAATTATCGACCTGGAACTGGATCAGGATAATTCATATATCCAGAACCTTCTGCTCGCGGCAGAGAATGTTGAACCATTCAAGAAAGCCAATGAAGTTGATATCTGGAAGGCAGTGATTTCGGTAAAAACAGTATTCCCTGTCGACAGAAAAACGCCAGAACTGGCAAGCGTTATTCAGTTCCTTACTGCCTGGTTTAATACGGAACATATTGACCGCGGGCTTCTAACGAAGGAGTGGGCTAACGGTAATCGCCTGTCCTGCATCCAGAGAACTTCCGGTGGCGCTAACGCAGGAGGTGGAATTAAGACTGACCGAAACCCTGACTACATTCACACCCTGGAAACGCTGGATTACGAAATTGCCGCGGCCACATTGCCGATGGATTTTGATATTTACAATATACCGCTATCCATCCATCGACGCGCTAAAGAGATCATTACTAAAAAAGAGAGCCCGTGGAAAGAATGGTCCTCTGCTCTTCGCGCCACTCCAGGTGTTCTTGACTATTCAAGGGCTGCAATCTTTGCACTCATTCGCGGTGCTGGTGAAAACGTTCATAACTTCCCGGACAGTTTGCGCCGATACATTAGCGCGAACCTGACAGAAAGCAATCACGAAAAGCCGACTGCTGACACTCTTGCGGCTTCCCGTCAGATTAACTCTGCATCGGTAACCCTTGACGCGGTTCACGATGCCATCAACGGTAAAAATGAAACCACGATCCCTGATGGGGTGGGCGAAGAATATGCCTTTGTTGGTAACAAACTCGTCACTGAAGCCCGGTCCCGCGCTGAGCAACCGAACATCGAAAATCACGGCAATGGTGTCTTTTCCATAGACAGCCTGGTTAACACGCCACCGGCGCAACCATTATCTGTTGTCGATCAGGTTCGCCAGCGGTCAGTTGCAGAAAAAATCAAATCAGATAACAACGAGGAAGCCGCCAGTGATGTGCAGATGGAAGAGGTTGTCAACGATGAAGCCCAGGCTGGTACTGAAGTGTCTCAGGGCGAAACAACAACTATGCCAGATGAAAGCGCTGATGCTTCTGGTGAACAAACAGATGCGGTAAATAATGAATCCGTTCATCAAATTACTGAACAAAAGTCTGACAAACTTTATTCTCACTTAATGGTGGATATGGAAACTATGGGCTGCGGTCCTGATGCCGCAATAGTTTCTATCGGTGGCGTATTTTTCGATCCTTCTTCTGGCAACACTGGCGCCGAGTTTTACCAGGTCGTCCGACTTGAATCATCTATGTCGTTTGGCATGAAACCTGATGCGTCGACAATCGAGTGGTGGTTAAAACAATCCCCGGAAGCTCGTTCTGCAATTCTTGTTGATGATGCAATGGGGCTGCTTGAAACCCTCGAACTTCTGGCTGACTTCATCGCTGAAAACGCTGCTAACGGTAGCCACACCGTTCAGATATGGGGTAACGGATGCTCTTTTGATAACGTCATTCTTCGCCGTGCGTTTGCGTTAACAGACACCCCCTTCCCTGTTCCGTACTGGAATGACAGGGATGTAAGGACCATGGTCGAACTGGGTAAATCTGTGGGTATCAATCCACGCTTTGACATCCCGTTTGAAGGAGACATGCACAACGCGCTTTCTGATGCCCGACATCAGGTCAAATACGTGTCAGCAATCTGGCAGCGTCTGACTGCAAACTGATTTTTGATATTCAGAATAATGACCACCAGCCGGTTAAATTTTACCGGCTGGCTATCTGAGGTGATAGCCATGTATGAACTCACACTGTCACCAGCGGAAATTGCAGAAATAACGGGTTACAGACGATATACAGAACAACAGCGCCAGCTGCGTTGCCATGGGATCCCATTTACTACAGACGGGAAGAACAGGCCGATTGTTCTGCGTCGGAATCTGGCACCAAATACGACTGAATTACCAAAGGTTGACGAGTATGTTGCAACTGAACCCGACTTCGACGCCATTTATGGGAAGACCACGCAAGAATCCAAAGGACGCGCATCTGCCTCCGCGGGTTACCAAAAATAAATACAGCTACGTCTGGAAACCGAAAGGAACGAAACTCAGCGTAACACTGGGAAAAATCAGGGATACCAGCATATCTAAAGTCTGGCAGCGTTATGAGGAAGAAAAAGCAAAACGTCATGACGTAATGACATTCGCAAAACTCTGGGGGCTGTTTCTGGATAGTCCATCGTTCACTGATCTATCAGCAAGAACGCAAACGGACTATCGTCAGCATCAAAAACAACTGTTGGCCGTATTTGGAAAAATGAGAGCAGATGACATCAAGATTGAGCAGGTCCGTATCTATATGGACAAACGCGGAATTACAAGCAAGAACCAGGCAAATCAGGAGACCTCAAGCATGTCTCGTGTTTATGGCTGGGGTTTTGAAAGAGGATATGTGAAAGGTAACCCCTGCAAAGGGGTCCGAAAATTTACACTTAAAGCTCGCGAGGTATACATCACTGATGAAGAATATCAGGCGATATACATTGAAGCGGCACCAGCGCTTCGCGTGGGTATGGAAATAGCTTATTTATGCGCTGCACGCGTTTCAGATGTTCTGTCATTGCGCTGGTCACAGGTTAGCGATGAAGGGATTTTCATCCAACAGGGTAAGACCGGCACAAAGCAGATAAAGGCATGGACTGTGCGGCTGCATAATGCCATTGCTTTAGCCAGAACGTTAGGCGGTGAAACTACGGTTGTATGCAGTAGCAAGGGAACAAAATATTCAAAAAGTGGATTTAACGATCTATGGGAGGCGGCACGCGAATCTGCGGGAATTGCTCTGGGAAGGAAACTGAAGTGCACATTTCACGATCTTAAAGCCAAAGGTATTTCTGACTACGAAGGATCCAGCAGAGAGAAACAACTCTTTTCAGGGCATAAAACGGAAAGCCAGGTTCTTGTTTATGATCGCAAAGTTAGGATTTCTCCGACGTTAGATCTTCCTGTTTTGGGAGAATCGGAAGATGATTAAGGCGAGAAATATACCAAGCGAGTATACCAACACTATACCAAGTGTGACGGGCGTCGTTGAATGGAAGTAAGCTAAGTGTTTGAATAGTGGCGGAGAGAGGGGGATTTGAACCCCCGGTAGAGTTGCCCCTACTCCGGTTTTCGAGACCGGTCCGTTCAGCCGCTCCGGCATCTCTCCGTTTTGATGGTTGCCATCATGCCAGGTAATTTGGCATTTTAACAGACCCTGTCCCTTCAATTTTGTTCAAGTGACGAGTTTGCGAGCAAATCG